TCAAGCCGACTGAGAAGCAGCTGGAGCTGTATAACGATATGGTAAGCAAATTCTGATTTTTCGGCACAGGGGCGCTGTACGGAATCGCATCCGTACAGCGCCCCTGTTCTGATATAGAGCCCTAACCTTGACAGAGAGCCAATTTCTGAGATGGGTAAGTTGTTTGTAGAAAAGCAAAACACCCGGTTTCTTTCGAAAACCGAGTGTTTGTGGTGGAGCATTTGCGTTCAAATCCGAACCACCACCACCCGGCTCACTCTCGATGGAATTTACCAAATCAGTGTAGGAAACTTGTTTTCCGCCTTTGATATTGTAGAAAATGATGATGCGATCATCGTAGAGATAGATGCAGTTGATGAATGTGTCGATGATATTGCGGCGGAACTCTGGATCAAAGAGGTCGCCGGTGCAGAAGCGGCGCAGCCATGCGCGGACTTCGGCTTCGGTGAAGCGAATCTCGCTGGCGATTCGGAGCTTGGTCAATTCTGTTTCAAGAGATGCTTTCTGCGCTTCAAGAGACTCCATCTTCTCATAGATGCGCTTGTGAGCGACCTTCGGGGCTTCGATCAGCGCATCAACCAGTTTATTCAACTCCCGTTCACACTGGCGGACGGCCTTTTCGTATTCTTCGACTTTGCTGCCGGAAAACTCTTTTTCATATTCGGCGACGACAGCCTTTGCGATCTCGCGCATCCGGGCGGGAGTAAGGACATATTGCAAGGTCTGCTCGACGACATACCACTCGATAAAGTCCTTCTTCTCGTTCTTCTTGGCGCAGGAGTGCTTCTTCTTCCGGGCGGCACAGGTGTAGTAATAATATGTGCCGCCGCGTCCGCGTCCGCTTTCTCCGATCATGTGCGCACCGCAATGTCCGCAGTACGCCTTGCCTTGCAACAGGTATTCGACGACTGCTTTGTTGGCTGCCGGGGCATGGGCGTTTGCTTTGACGAGGATCTGCACCTTCTCAAAAGTCTCCGCGTCGATCAGAGGTTCAGCCAGATCGGGAACGACTTCGCCATTATATGTGTACTGCCCGATGTAGGTTGGATTGGTGAGGGAGCGGGAGAATGTGGTGTAGGACAGTTCGCCGCCACGCGATCCGCGAACACCGCGCTTCTTCAGTTCGTCAATGATCTCTTTCATCGGGACGCCCGAGGCGTATTGCCCAAAGACAAAACGAATGATGGGCGCGGTCTTTTCGTCAGCAACCAGCTTGCCATCGACAACCTTATAGCCATATGGGACAGGCCCACCGCAGAAGCGGCCCTTCGCGATTGTTTCCCGCTGGCCGCGCTTGATCTTCTTCTTCAGGTCGAGGGAATAATATTCGGCGGAGGCTTCAAGGAGGGCTTCAAGCAGGATTGATTCATCGCCCTCACCGACGTTCTCCATAGCAGATATGACGCGGATGCCATACTGTTTGAGCTTGTGCTTGTACAGAGCCGAATCATAGCGGTTTCTGGCGAAGCGATCCAGCTTCCAGACAATGACGCGCTCAAACTGCTTCTTGGGAGCGTCGGCGATCATGCGTTGGAAGTCAGGGCGGTCGTCGGTCATGCCGGAGATGGCTCTGTCTACATATTCGCCGACGATGTTGATGTCATAGCGTCGGGCGTATTCATAGCAATCGCGGAGCTGACCTTCGATGGATTGCTCCGTCTGGCTGTGCGACGAATACCGCGCGTAGATTACTGCGTTCACGAACAGACTCCTTTCTGTCAAAATTTACTTGCAAAATCCATCTGTCCGTGCTATGATTGAGGAGCAAAGACAGACAAGTGGTGTTGGCTGGTTTTGCGAACCGTCTCGGCGAAAGCCGAGGCGGTTTTTTAATTGCCTGTTATTGTGATCCTGAAACTCTGTGCTGAAGTAGTATGCCTTCTATGACGATTTTCATTTTGCATAATGGAGATAGAACAATAGCGTGTCGGATACATCAAACATCGTTGTTCCAAAGAATGCGTACTTTGTGCCGACCTCGAAGCTCAAAGGTACGTTTTGAGGATTTTGGACTATGGTGATCGTTTCGCCAGAATCCAGTTCGACATCAAGCATGATGCATTTGTAAGTTGAGAAAGTATTGCGGTATTGGCCGCTTTTTATGGATTTCACAGTAGCGGAGAATGTGTATTCTGAACCGGCATTCAGTTTTGCCGACAAGGAATTATAGGTTGCGGGAACATACTCGTCCGAAGAAAACTCTCCGCAAAACTTTGAAATTTGTTTCACTGTCAATTCGGCAGCGTATGTTCCTTCGACGCCGTACACAAAGGCATAGTCTCCTACTGTGATGACGGATGTATACTGCGAACCGTCATACGAATTGATAACAGCTTCTACATACGGATTTACATTGGAAATACCTTGCATTTCTGCGTATGCACATACAGTAGCAGCGCTAACATCTCTTATCAGCAAAGGGGCGCATAATTTGCTACCCATGAAGTTTGAATAGTCGAAGATGATTTCTAAGTCAGAACTTCCGTGCGAAGCAAAAACCGTCGCTTTACCATTTGCCTGCGGAACTTCACGATAAGTCAAGGTCATTTCGTAGCCTCGCACAGGATGGGGTTGAGGCGTGCGCTCGACCAGATAATTATAATCACTTTCATTTTCGGCATAGTATGAATGCAACAAAGATAGCACATCCGGAACAGGATTGGGAGTCGCGGTAGGAATGACGGTTGGTATTAAAGTGGGTGCAACGGTTGGCTTATATGTCTGTTTTGCCGTATTGCCAGGCGATGAGCGAACGGCTGTATTTGACGAACAACCAGTTAGGAAGGTTAGTATAATGACAAACAAAACAAGCATACGTTTCAAAGAAAACACTCTCCTAAATAAATTCTATATGAGGTCAACGATGTGATTCAGGATGGCTGTCGAAGTTCACATGAATCACATTGCCGATGCATTCCGCGCGTCTTTTCGCATATCGGGGTTCCCGGCAAAAGTGCGTGCGGTATTCATCATTAAGCTCCTACCTACATCGTTCATGGAACGATAGAGGGTCAGGAGTTCTTTTTCTTCCCCACCTATGCTTTCGATTTGCCTGCCGTAGTTGCGATCCGTGATCGACGGCCTTACGAGATAATCAAGCTCAACGGAGAAATAGTCGGCTAGTTTGATAAGCGTGCTAACTTTCGCTCCTTCGTAGCCTTTCTTGAACCATCCATCGATCGTCGTGTATGGAATGCCACAGGCTTCCGAAAGAGTATGTCTGTTCAGATTTCGCTCCTGCATAAGCGAATTGACCTTCTCTAAAAAGTCCATATCACACCTCCGAAGTGTTTTCTTCTCTATTATATCATCGGCTGCGGTTTGGTCAAGTAAAAAATTACGAGTAGCAGTAAAAAACTATTGACAAAATACGAGTAAGGGTATATAGTTAATGCAGATATACGAGTAAGGGTAATTTGGAGGTGGTGATTTATGCTCAATATCAAGAATGTTCTTACCGCCAAGGGGATCTCGACCAAAGCCTTTGCGGACTTCCTGAACGTGTCTGAAAAGACAGCGTACAACAAGTTGATGGGGCTTACCGACTTTACTTACCCGGAAGCGGAAAAAGTCATGGAAGTTCTGCTGCCGGAGTATAACGCCCGGTATCTGTTCTCTCGCTGTGATCCTATGAGTGCAAAGGCGGTGTAAGTATGGTGAAGCAGGAAAAGTTCATTCAGATCGGCGTGACAGCTCTGCGCGATCCGGCGACCGGGGACTTCCTGCCTGCCGTGCCGCTGTACATCAAGGCAGAGGACGGCGCAGAGGAAGCGGAGGAGAAGCTGGAGCAGGATATCGGAAAGCTGCTGGCTCAGAGGATGCGGATGTATAAGGAAAAGTGTGCGGCGGAAGGGATTGCGGTCTGATGGCGCTGAACGTAGACGAAAAGTGGGTGCGGGATTTCTGCGCACGGACGGGGCAAAAGCTGCCGGAGGAGCTGCGCAGAAACGATGCGCTGGACGCCGTGCAACGCCGAAATAAATACGGAAATCAGCCCACAGAGGTCAACGGAAAGAAATTCGACAGCAAGCATGAGGCAGATGTCTATGAGGAACTGCGGCTTGAATGCCTCGCTGATGAACACGTCGGCCTTGGGTGTCAGGTTGCTTTCTACCTTCCGGGCGGCATTAAGTATATTGCGGACTTTGTGACGCTGGAGGACGATGGAACCTTCACGGTTTACGACGCCAAGAGCGAGGCGACCCGGAAGGATAAAACCTATCGCCTGAAAAAGCGGCAGATGAAGAAATGCTTGGGGATTGAAATACGGGAGGTATAGAGATTGGCAAAGAGGTTCATTTTCGATTCGCCGGATCAGCTTCAAATGCTGGACGCAAGCTCTCTCCTGAAAGAGGGACACGTTCTGAACACGGCGAGAGTGTGGCGTGTGTCCCAGCGGCAGGGCAAGGATTCGTGGGACGGCATGATCGGCGTCTGCTTCCTGACCGAAGGGCGGGATCGGGTGGCGAAGGTATACAGAAAGAAGCCGAACGGCGATGAAGTTACGATAGCACGGCTCAAATACAATCCAGCGCTTGAATGGTGCAGGAAGAATCTGCGGCAGGCGGATTGATCGGAGGCGGCTATGAAGATCAGAGTAACCATCATGACCGAGAACGACAAGCATTTGCCAGATGTGCCGGATGAAAAGCTAGAGGCTATATCTAAGGGCGCGTGGCAGATGCTGCTCCACATTGTAAATATCGACCCGGCTGACAAAGCCGTTGTGGAAAAGATCGAAATTGTTGAAAAATGACGCCGGAGCCGGAGTGCACCGGCAATATGGGAGCGCCCGTTTGGATCGGGTATCGGCTTCCCCCTGAGCCGATAATAGCGGAGTTCAAATCTCTGCCGTTCCCTCCAAAGCGCCCTCTTTCGGAACAGTGGCGCTATAGAAATAATCCGACCGATGACAGCCGGGAAAGACCGGCAGATCATGGAAGAAAGGAGGAGCTGATGTGCGCGTTACAGGTGTTGTATGCGACCTTGTAACCGGAGAGGTATACGAGGAGTATGAACGAGCCATGCAGCAGTTGCTTGCTATGGCGGATGCTATGGAAAATTCGTTCGCCGCTCTCGTCAGAACGCTCGAAGAGCAGTTTGACTTGCTTGCGGACTGTGCGATCCAGTTACCGGCCTGCGGCAGCGAACAGTAGACGGAAGCGGTTGGCATTTCCAGAGAAACCCAGGCGCATATTCCCTTTTGCGCCTGCCATATGCGCTGGCACACGGCAACAACCGGCACTTAGATGGGCTTGATCTGCAATGCACAATGACGTAGTAGATAAGAGCGGCGGCGACTGGGAATGAAGGCGTCGCCGCGTGTGGGAAGGTGGACAAGGGCATGTTGCTGTGAAGCGCGAAATGCACAGAGACGCCGGTTCGATTCCGGCCCTTCTCGCCAGAGGGAGCGCGATTCCATGATTTCTTCGACCCTGCAACAAACGGCAGAAATCATGCTCTGCGGCAGCATCCGTAGAAAAATCTGCTCTGGACACAGACAGTATGCAGGCTATGTTGGCAAAGCGGAAGCTCAGTCACGCTTGACAGCCCGGACAGACGGGCTTTACATGGGAACACCTGTCTGGATCAGGTACGCCATGAGGCCAGCCATTCTCTGATGTCAGTGCGGCCCGTGGAGAAAATGGTGGTTCGATGCCCCTTGTTCCCACCACGGCTTTGCGGTTCAGCAAGCCTCCTACGGCGTGGAGGCCGTCCCTGCAAGATTGGGCAACGAAAAACCGCCGACTTGGGTCTTTTGAGGATTTCTGTGTACGACTTCGCGCAAGAATGGTGGCAAATCCTCCCCGCGCTGTGGTTCGGGCAACAACGCACAGTGGCAATGCGGAAGTGAGCAACGCATGACACCCCGGACAGACGGGGATGCGTGCGGCGGTAGCTCAACGGCAGAGCACCGGCCTTCCAAGCCGGGAATGCGGGTTCGATTCCCGTCCGCCGCTCCATGATCCATATAGCGAAAGAGGGTGATTGAATTGAGCAAGGAAGTCAAGGTGAAAGAGATTCCATTTGAGAACGTGTTGATTCTGCCGCCGAAGCCGGGAGTATGCCCGGTGTGTGCTGTGAATCACGATCCGGCCCTTCCCCACAATAAGGACAGCCTGTACTACCAGATGCGCTTCAGGCAGGAGAACGGGCGTTTTCCCACATGGGACGACGCGATGAAGCACTGCACGCAGGAGATGAAGGATTGGTTCATCGAGGAGTACAGGAAGCGCGGCATTGTTATCGAGCTGAAAGATGAATCCGAAGCCGAGCAGACCGTGGATCAGTGTTCAGGACAGGCGTCCGACTGCTGATGATGCGGACGCGTACGGGTGTGTCGAAGTATGGCACATCTGGCAAGGCGTGATGATTATGGGCTGGCATCAGGTGGACAACAACAGGTTTGTTACTCATTGGATGCCCACGCCTGATCCGCCTGAGAACCACAAGAAGCTGCGCGAAACGTGGGAGAAGGAAAGGGGATAAGGTTGCAAACCAGAGGTTTGCAAGTTTTGCTGCGGCAAAACCGCTGACGGCTCAATCGGAGATTGAGGCGCAGCGCCATTGCGGTATGGAAATGCCGCCGACATAAAAAGATGAACCGCAGTCACTCGCGATGACTACGGTTCTTAGGAGTATGCCCTTGAGAGACAATAATCCCTATTTGTATTATATCACACGCGCAGGGAGAATGCAAGCAGGGAAAAGAAAGTGAGGACGGCAGATGGAAGAAATGGTACAGCAAGGCAGCGGAGAGATTACGCTGCTCGGCAGTCTGGCGCGGGAAGCGCGAATGTATTCCGAGGCGGCAGCACTGAACCTGTTTCAGCTCGGGCGCGTGCTGATCGAGGCGAAAAAACTGGTTCGTCATGGCGAGTGGACGGACTGGGTGCGCGGGAATGCACACATGAGCGAGACGCAGGCTCAATATCTTATGCGGAGCTATGAGCGGTTCGGCCAGACGCCGGAAGTGGCGAGGCTGGAAAAGAGCAAGATATTCAAGATGTTGTCCCTTCCTACTGGTACGGAGCAGGCGTTTATGGAGGAGAACGACGTTCAGAATATGACGGCGCGCGAGGTAGAGCAGGCGGTCAGGAAGGTTAAAGAGGACGCGGAGGCTCAGATTCAGAAAGAGCGCCAGATGCGCATAGCAGCAGAGGCGCGCGCTGACGAGCTGGCTGACAGGCCCCCGGAGATTCCGCAGGACATTACCGAAATAATGCAGGAAAAAGAAGCAGAAATTGCCCGTTACAAGGGAGAGTGCGCGCGGATCGCCGCGCAGGCTCATGATCTTTTGACGGAAAAGAATGCACTTTCCAGCGATTTGAGGGAGACTGAGGCGATGCTTCGAGAACAGCAGGAGGAGTATAACCGGGTTCAGGCCGAGCTTCTGAATGCACAAAGCATGGCGGCAAAGGGCGATGCGGAACGCTCGGTCAGCGAGGGACTGACGGCCTCTGATTTCACAAGGGCTGTCGGGCAGTTTATCGGGCTGGTTTCCCGGATACCGCATATGAGCAGAGCGTTTGCGGCTATGCCCTATGAAGAGAAGGACGAGTTCGACACTGCGCTTGCTGTTGTGGAGGAATGGGCTGAAAGCGCGCGCAAGGCCATGAACACGATTGAGGGGGTGATCATCCATGCCGAATGAGATGATGGAAAGAGAAAAAAGTTTGCTCGCGGACGAGGTTGCAAACCAAGGGTTTGCAAGTTTCGCCAATGGCGAAACCGCTGACGGCTCCAATCAGGGATTGGAGGCGCAGCGCCGGAACGACGATAACGGCGCGGCGCTGGGCAGTATGATCCGGGAAATCCTTTCCCCGATGCTTGAAGCAATGACCCACTTCATGCGCAATAATACCGAAGCCCTTGACCGGCTGGCGGCGACGCAGAAGATTCAGGCTGACCGGATGGAGGCCCTTGAAAAGCAGATCAGGCTGAATACTCCCGTCACCAAGCAGCAGGAGAAGTATCTGAGCGACGTTATCCGAGCGAAGGCACGCGAACTGCTGTTCAAGCGCGGCGTAGAGGACGAGAAGGCCACCCGGAAGCTGGCAACAGCAATCCGAAAGAGCGTGCTTGCCAGATACGGCATCACTTCCATGCGTGAGATTCCCAAGCATGAGTACAGCGTCGCCATGTCACAGATCAGTATGTGGAACGACATGATGTGTGTTCGTGACGCAGTGAAGGAGGCGCGTGGACGCGATGAAGGTACGAAGGGCAATATGGGGGGGCTTGAACCGGCTGCGGATATGGATGGTCAGTCGCCGGATGCCAGGACGCATGATTAACGCAGTGAGCGCGGTATGCGTAAAGGTGTGGAGTGATGGATAGATGATCGAGCGTATGTCCTTGCGCGAATTGCTGGAACGCAAGGCGGCAGATTACGGATATGATTCCATCCGGGAGATGGCGCGTTCGCTGGGGATTGATTCGGAGCGACTATACGGACCAGCAAGCGGAAGGACGGCAATGGGCATTGAAACCCGGCGCTGGATCGTCCGGGAACTGGATGTGAGCGCGGATGTGCTGGAAAGGGTAATTCGGAATGATCGACTTTCACAATGAGGATTGCATGGTCGGGATGGCGCGCTATCCTGACAAATACTTCGATCTGGCGATTGTCGATCCGCCCTATTTCAGCGGCCCGGAGCGAAGGAAGTATTACGGCCAGGAGGTCAGCCGGACGGGCGTATTCAGATCGTATAACCCTTCCACGCTGCGCTGGTCGCCGCCTGATAAGGAATACTTCGACGAACTGATGCGGGTGAGCAGGCACTATATCATTTGGGGCTGCAATTATTTCGACTACCACTTTGCGCCCGGGAGAATCGTGTGGGATAAGTGTAACGGCACATCGCCATTCAGCGACGCCGAGATCGCGGCAACCGACCTGATTAAGACGGTTCGCCTGTTTCCGTACATGTGGAACGGCATGATGCAGGGCAGGAGCATAGAGGATGGCCGGACGATGCAGGGCAACAAGAAGCTGAACGAGGTGCGGATTCACCCCACCCAGAAGCCGGTTGCGCTATATGAGTGGCTGCTTACCAAGTATGCCAAGCCGGGGTGGAAAATCCTTGACACTCATGTGGGCAGTGGATCGAGCCTGATTGCATGCAGGAGGCTTGATTTTGAGGCGGTCGGCTTTGAAATCGAAGATAAGTATTATCTGGCGGCTGTGAAGCGCATGGCGGAAGCAGACCGACCAATGCAACCGGATCAGATCGAAGGACAGATCAGTGTGTGGGACTATGGAAACGAGATATAGCGGCTCTCCGGCAGTTGTCCGGGCGATAATTTACGACGAGCTGGATCGGTGGAATCCGATTCCCAGCAGGATTGAAGGAGGAAATACGGTGCTTAATCTGAACAATTTTGCGAAAGAAGTTCACCGGGTAGCGGTGGAACACGGCTGGTATGACGGTCAGGAAACGAGGGGCACGGATGAAATCATTGCGCTGATTCACTCGGAATGGAGCGAGGCGCTGGAAGAATACCGTGCCGGCAGACCGAACGTATGGTTTGGATGCCGCAGACCCGATGAAGCGGATTTTGAGTGTGTGTTGTCGGGCACGGGCGCATGCGGACTGGGAACGATTCGTGCGACATGTGAATATTGGTGCGAGAAGCCCGAGGGCATCATGATCGAGCTGATTGACGGCTGCATCCGCATTCTGGATTTCATCGGTTACAAGGGATGGACGATCCCGGAAGCAGGCGACACGATTGAAAAGCTGATGGAGAGCGCGAAACAGATCCAATACAACTGCTTTGAAATTCGGGCTGAGAACACTTCCCTTCCCGCGCTGGTCAGATGGCTCCACTGGTACACGGCGGAGTATGAGATGAATGAGGAGATCAGCGATCCGATACTGACTCTGCTGGAGGCGGTGGGCGTAGCGTTCCTTTGGATCAAAACCCACGGGTATAACCCCGAGGAACTGATGCTTACGAAGCACGATTACAATAAGGGCAGGCCCTATAAGCACGGCGGCAAGCGATGCTGACCGATTCGGTGCTCTACGGATTATTTGCCGAACTTCGGCGGCTCAAACAGGAGGAGCTGCCGAAGCGGATGACCGATCCGGTGGAGCAGGCATATCACGACGAGCGGATCAGGAGCGCGATTCGGGCCGTTGAAGAGAAAATTGAGAGGGCAATGGAGCGTAGCGACAAGAGGTGCTGAAAATGATTGATGATGTGAAGCGTGCTTTGGAGGCGCTGCGTGAACCTGTATGGGGCGAACCTGTGCGGGTGGTCAATGATCGTCTCCGCACGGCTGCGCTCATGATCGAAAATATGATCGAGGAGCAGGAACGAACGCAGAACGCGATTGTTCATCTGACATTGCAGATTGCAGATTCAGAAAAAAAGTGCAGCGAATGGCAAAATCGTGCGAATGCGCTGGAGCATGATCTGCGGCATATTACAATGGGTAATTGCGAAGTATGCAAATACCATACAACCCCGATAGACTGCGATTGCGAATGCCTTGTCTGCAAACGAGAATGCGCATGCAAGCTGTGCCTTGATGGGGACAAGTGGGAATGGCGCGGCCTTTGTGTGGAGAATGGAGGATCTAAATCATGAGCGAGAAGAACAGATGCCCGGTGTGCGGGAATTTCGTCAGCTTCCCCGGCAATAAGTGCTATATTTGCCAGAAGAAAGAGCGGCTTGCGCGGATTCGGGACGAAATCCGAACCGGCGTGAAGAATGAAACCTATGCCGAGGAGGAAGTCATCTGCCCTTGGTGCGGCGAGGTCAATGAGTTAGAACCGTGTGACGAGCTGTATGTTGATGGCGAATATGAGATGGAATGTTGCGAGTGCGGAAAGAAGTTCACGCTGACAACTTGCGTCAGCTTCGACTACAGCACGGAGAGGGTCGAGGGAGAATGAACATCCGATTGAGGCAAAGGGGCAGGGCTGCGCGTATGCTGAGACTGCGTGGGTACGCTACTTTGGTGATAAATCTATCTATTGTGCTGACACCACCTCGATTAAATGTAGTTACCTGTCATATGGAGTATTCTGAGCCGCACTACAAGCAGGCTGAACCCAATTTGCGTATTACGAGCACTGATAGGAGTGACAAGGAATGAAGCGATATTCCATATTCAATCGCGACTGTTCCGTTTGTTACAGCGCCGATCATACTTCTATTGATTCTGCTAAAGATACGCTTATCTATGCAATCAGAAACCTTGATCCTTTCGCTCATATGGTGGAACATGAGGATGAAATAACAAAGGAAAAGCTGCAGAAGCTCTTGGAGGTCTTTCTGGTGACGAAGGTATCGCAGGGTGCTGCGATCGCCGATCTGTACAAGGCGGCAGATTGCAAGACATGCGGCTATCATGGCTCTGCGTGCAGGGCAAAAACGCATGAGGACGAGATGAATCATTCGTGCTATAAGTGGCGCGGAGAAATGGAGTTTCTGAATGAGCGAAGAACAGATGACGATTGAGAGGGCGATCCAGCTGCTTCACCCGGAGACGACTGCCGCAGCTCTTGCGGAAATTGAATACTACCACGGGTTCAGCGGTCGCACGGCCTGCGTGCAAGCGGTATCGGATGCGTGCGAGTTTGCGTGCGAGATCATGCAGGATTACAAAGAAACCAAGGATGCGCTGGCAGGAATGGAGATCATGCTGACCAGCGCGGAGAGCGCGGCGGAGACATTTGAAAAGCGGATGAATGCTGCGATCAACGATATACAGAGGACGTGCAGCACATGCCGGTATGACGATTCCGCCTATCAAAGCAACAAGTGCCTTGACTGCGTGCGTGGATCGAGCTGGAAATGGCGCGGCGCGCCCGAGGAGCCAGAGCAGAGAGAGGAGCAGAACGAGTGATTAGGATTGCCTTTGATGAATGCAGCGGCAATATCAACATCGAATTAGACCCCGGCAGCGAGAATGGGACGATGACCGTCGAGGATCTTGTGATGTACTTGGTCGCTATGGTCGGCGGCGTCGCCGGTTTCCTGAGAGACGATGTTGACATCACGGCCATGCACGCTTTCTTTGATTCGATCCGCGCGTTGGACGAAACTGCGCTGATGGGACTGCTTGAAGCGGCCTTTGAAGAAGATACGAATAACCAAGATTAGACGCCAGCCCGGCCAACACCTTTAGCGTCCAGCGCGCAGGATGCGCTGGACGCACCTGTCTGGCATTGCCAGACCTCCAAACGGGCGTGCGGATGGAAAGGAGCGTCTATGAGCGTGAACTATCTGATCGAGATTAACGCGCTTGATGATTGGGAGCTGACCCATCCTCTCTCTGCAACCGCATACAAGGTTTTGCGCAAATTGCTATATTTGGCAAACAAGGAGCGATTCCCTGAGAGGATCACAGTACCCAACGGCGTGTTGATGTCGCTTACGGGATGCTCAGAAGACAGCCTGATAAAGGCACGAAACCAGTTGATTCAGTACGGGCTGATCAGTTACAAGGGGCAGAAGAAGGTCACTCCGGTATACATGATCGCCTATTTCAGTCATAATCCGACCTATAACTCTAAATTACAGGGTTATGAGCAGGGTATAAAACAGGGTTATGAGCAGGGAATAAAACAGGGTTATGAGCAGGGAAACCAGCATGGAACATATATAAACAAAATATTAGGTGGAGAAGGAGAAGAAGACGCGCCTGCTCTGCCCGAGGAACCCAAGCCGGAAAATGCGGTGCTGTACTTCCGGCGATGCGGAATTGCGCTGGAAGGAAGACAGTACGAGGCGATCCGTGATTTTTACGAAAACGGGATCACCGACGACATGCTGTGCTTCGCCGCAGACGAGGCGGTGGAATACGGCGCGGTCAACTTCGCCTACGTCCGCCGTGTAGTCGAAAACTGGATATGCAACGGTGTTCAGACGTTGGCGGAGGCCAAGGAGCGGCAGCAGAGATTCAGGCAGGAGCAGGAAGCTGGAAAAGCGGCCCGGAAAACACCGAGCGCGATCCAGACGCCAACAGCAGGACCGGCACCGAGATTTTTCAGCGATAGATGGGGGGATTGACGAATGCTTCAGCCATTGGAAGTTGCGGCAAACAGCGCGCTTTACAACGCCGAGGCGGAGAGCTGCGCACTGGGCGGCATTATCAGCCGCTTGCAGCGCGGGGACAAGGGGATTATATACGCCTTGAACGAGGATGACTTCTGGCTTCCGAGCCATCGCAGAGTATTCTGCGCGGTACGATCTTTGTTCCAGAAGGGTACGCCCATCGACCTGATTACGGTGGACGAGGAGATCACGAAGTTGTATCCGAACACGATGAACGAGGATACGCAGCATTTGATTCAGAACGTGGTGGACAGCAGCCACTTTTTCAACACGGCTGCTTACATCGAACTCGTTCAGAGCGCATCCCTTCGCCGGAAGCTGCTCTCCCTCGCCGACGAGCTGGCGACCGGAGCATGTGACCGAACGGAGGAGGTTGACGTCGTAATCGACTCGGCCCGGGCGAAGCTGCGCGATATGGTCAAGGCCAAGAGCGCGTGGAGCACGATGACCGATGTGCTGCTTGCCACCTACGAGGACATTGAGAAGCGGCAGAAGGGCGAAATCGTAGGCATCAAGAGCGGCATCGCTGACCTCGACCGGGCGACAGGCGGATTCTTTCCGGGTGAGCTTGCGGTGGTCGGTGCACGGCCTGCGGTTGGCAAGAGCGCGCTGGGCCTGCAAGTATCGGCACAGGCGGCGATGGACGGCTACAAGGTGTGCTATGTGAGCTGCGAGATGATTGACAGTCAGTTTGGTCAGCGTCTTTTTTCCAAGACGACGAACATTGACGGCATGAAGCTACGTTCAGCCAAATTGGATATGGAAGACTGGGCAGCGATTGCAGACGCGATGGTAGCCTACGCGAATCTCCCGATCTCCTTCACCTTTGGCACAAAGACCATCGAGGAGCTGCGCAACGACGTACAGCGCAAGATTGATCTCGGAGAATGCGATATGCTTGTGGTGGACTATCTGCAGCTGCTCAGAACCAAGCGCAGATTCGACATCGAGCATGAACGAGTGGGCCATATCAGCCATGCATTGAAGCAGATGACGACGGATTTCAAGATTCCGGTGATTGCGCTGGCACAGGCCAAGCGGCAGAACAACGGAGGTCGGGCGCGCTGCCCGGTGCTGGACGATCTTCGATCTTCTGGCGACATCGAGCAGGACGCCGATACGGTCATCTTCCTGCACAGGCCGGACGATTCGACCGATCCGGCGATTGACGAGAGGGACAGGCCGTATTACGACGATCTGATCAATGCCGGGAAGCAATACATCGCCTTTTCGGTGGCGAAGCAGCGGCAGGGACAGACCGGCATTATAGGGGCCGCGTTTGATCCGGCGCACATGCGCTATTACGCGATGGACAGGATTCGTGAATGGAGGGATAAACAGTGAACCTTACTATTTTGACCGGCAATCTAACCGAAGACCCGAAGGTGGCGACAACGCAGAGCGGCATTCCGGTTTGCACATTCCGGATCGCCGTACAGAGGAGGTTTGCCAATGCGCAGGGGCAGCGCGAGGCTGATTTTTTCAGCATCGTCGCATGGCGGCAGTTGGGCGAGAGATGCGGACAGTATCTCAGGAAGGGCAGAAAGTGTGCGGTGAAAGGAAGTCTTCAGACGCGCACCTATAAAGCGCAGGACGGGAGCAACCGATATGTGACTGAGGTTGTTGCGGACGAGGTTGAGTTCCTTGGCAGTCCCAACAGCCAGACGAGCGCAGCCAGCGCGCCGCAGGGAGAGTTTGTTCAGGTAGACGATGATGAACTGCCGTTTTGAGGAGGTTGTCATGAGCGAATTTCAGAGCCGGGTACAGCGGAAAGGGCGCAAGACCTACACATGTGACGTGTGTGGCGGCGTGATCCGACCCGGAAGTGAATACATAGTGGCAAGCGGGTTTTCTGGAAGATATTGGCAAGAACGACGACACATCCACTGCGACGCTCTGCTGTACGCATATGAACGCGATACCGGGCAGGATGCGGGACATGAGTGGTATGATCCGGTGATGGGGTGGGTGCGAGAAAAAGCATGCATCGGATGCCCTACAGAAATCAAATGCTGGATGAACTCAATCAGGAAGAACTTTGAGGAGAAATCGGAGATATTTTCCTGCAAAAATGTTCTTGTAGAGGTACTGCCCGAGACGTTTGTCAAATCCGCACTGAGGTCAGTGAACTTCATGATATACGGAGAGTGACCAAATGAAAACCAAGCCAACACCAGACGAGCTATTAACAGTCATTCGTATCAAGTGTATGGAATGCAGCGGAGGCTCCAGAAAGATGGTGGAGCGATGCGAACTCAAAAACTGTTCGCTATACCCATATCGTTCAAAACAGGCTTTAGGGATAGCGAGTGACGGGAAAATGCAAGTAAAGGGTCAGATCGACCTGTTTGACATGCTGAAAGCGGGGAAGCCGGAATGAACGATCAGAACGAAAAGAGCTGCACGGGATGCAGGCATTATCTCGGCGGAGGGATGTGCAGGATCAATCTGGAAGATGAATGCGCCGCTGGCGGCGGATATGAGGCATACGAGGAGGAGTAATATGGGCGTGACGATCTATTGCAAAAAGACCGGGCATGGAATTGACATGGGGTACTTTGGATTCAATGCTCTGCGGAACAAGGTTGCTGAACTGAACGGAGAACCGTTTTACTCCCATATGATGAAACTGGAAAAGCCGCCTTATTTCGGAGCGCGTTTTGTCATGCCTGAAGAAGAGCGGAAAAAGCTGTTTGAAGAGTTTGATGCAGAAACCCAGCGGATGGTGGATGAAAAGTTGCTGTCCATCCATGTTGAAAATTTCTGTATGCAGCCGGATGTAGGCGGAAAAATCCGTCACACCGCATGCAGAGAGCTTCTAAAGGTCATTGGTGATTACGATGATGATGTGCAATATGGGTATTCGGGCAGAAAGAACTGCGCAATGTTTGCTGACTTCAAAGCGCTTCTTCAGGAGTGCGTAGATAACAAGTGCATGCTGATCTGGCATTGACAGGAGGCCGTATGAAGGAATTTATGGTTCAGAAGCGCGAGGCACTGGGACTCACGCTTCAGCAGATGGCGCAGAGATGCGACTGCTCAGAGGGGCTTTTGAGCCTGCTGGAAGAAGGAGATCGGGATATTACGCACCCACATATCGCCTCGCGGATCGCAAAGGAATATGGATTAAAAGTCGAGGAATACAACCGGCTCGTCCATGAAAAGCACAAGGCCACCAAGCTCCCGAAACCCAAGAAGGCCGTGCATAGCGTCAACCTTGACGAGGCGTGGCGAAGCGGATGGGGCAAGAAGGGAGGCGACATGGAGGAATGAGAGAGATCGTCGTAGACAATTTTGCAGGCGGCGGCGGTGCATCCACCGGCATTGAGATTGCCATTGGCCGCAGTGTAGATATAGCCATCAACCACGATCCGGCTGCGATTGCCATGCATCGCGCCAATCATCCCGACAGTGAACATTACTGCGAGGACGTATGGGAAGTTGATCCGGTTACGGCCTGCGCCGGTCGTCAGGTAGCTTTGGCATGGTTCAGCCCGGACTGCAAACACCACAGCAAGGCCAAGGGCGGCAAGCCGCGCGACAAGAAAATCCGAGGACTTGCATGGGTGGCGGTGAGATGGGCATATTGCGTGCGTCCGCGCGTTCTGATGCTGGAGAATGTTGAAGAGTTCCTTGACTGGGGGCCGCTGGACGAAAAGAATAAGCCGATTGAAAGCCGGAAGGGAGAAACCTTTCGCGGATTCTATCTGGCGCTCACGACGGGAATTTCCCAACGGCATCCGGCATTTCAGGAGATGTGCGAGGAGTTGAAGATTGACGCAGATTCCGAGATGGCAAAAGCTCTGACAAGAGGACTGGGTTATCAGGTGGATTACAATCTTCTGCGCGCATGCGATTACGGCGCGCCGACGATCAGAAGGCGCTTCTTCCTGATTGCGCGCAGCGACGGGCACAGAATTGTTTGGCCGGAACCGACGCATGCGCCTGTTGATTCGCTGGAAGTGGCGGCGGGACTCAAAAAGCCGTGGCTATCGGCTGCGGACGTGCTGGACTTCTCCCTTCCCTGCCCTTCAATATTCGCTACCAGCGAGGAGATCATGGAGCAGTATGGCGTGCGCGCGGTCAGGCCGCTTTCGGAGAACACGATGCGCCGGATTGCACGCGGGATCATGAAGTTCGTGGTAAACAACCCGAGACCGTTTATTGTACAGGTGAATCACAAGGGCGACGGCTTCCGAGGACAGGAAATATCCGAGCCTCTGGACACTATAACAGCCAAGCATGGAACAGGTGTGGTTATGCCGGTTATGATGCGGAACAACACCAATGCGATAGGCAGCGATGTGTGCGATCCCGTTCAGACCATCACGACAGGCGGACATCACATGCTGATTGCGCCGAGTATGATCCAGTATCACAGCGAGCAGAACGAGGATGTGCGCGGACAGACGGTAGATAAGCCTATCATGACGGTTGACGCCAGCAACCGATATGGCTTAGTGTCGGCATTCATATCAAAATTCTACGGCGGGGGCAATGACAGCCCAGCCAGCAAGATAGACGATCCGCTTCCTACTGTGACAGCCATAGACCATAACGCCATATGCACCGCCTATGTGACGCAGTTCAACAATCACTGCGACGGTCAGAACGTGGATCAGCCACTCAATACCATCACTGCCGGAGACGGCCATTTCGGAGAGGTTAAGGCTTTTCTGGTGAAGTATTACAGCGGCGATAATACCAGTGCGTGCGATCAGCCCATGCCAACCATTACGACGAAAGACCGGATGGGGCTGGTAACGGTATACGGGCAGGAATACCGGATTGTGGACATCGGGCTTCGGATGCTGACGCCGCGAGAGCTGTTCAACGCGCAGGGATTCCCGTCAGATTACATCATTGACGTAGATGCAGATGGAAACCCGTATCCCAAGAATGAACAGGTGGCTCGGTGCGGAAATGCCGTATGTCCGCCGATTCCTGCAGCCCTCGTCAGGGCGAATCTGCCGGAGCTATGCGAGATCAAGGAGGCGGTGTAATGCTGAAAAAGAGATACGAAAGCAGCGATGAACTGATCGACTCGATCATCAAAAGGCCGCTGGAAGCATTCTTCTCGATACGGATGGATGGAAAGCTGCTGGACAGGATCAACGAGAATGCTGACGACATGAAGGATTCGATCAGCGAGATTGTAAATGAGACGATTGCGCTCGGCCTGTGCATCCTGCAGTGTTTCATGCACATTGGAGAGCTTGTTTTCTTCCCTGTGGTAAAGGCGGTAAGATTCGTGAAGTTCCGCAAGGACGTCATCAAGCGGGAAAAGCAGTACCGGGATGACCTGAAAAGACGGTTTGTGCCGGATGAAGGAACGAGGTAGAAAACCACACACGTTTGCGGTTTTGAGGGTGGTGACGAGATGCCGAAAAGAATGGAAAACGGAGCGGAAGTTGAGGTCAACAATGTGGACATCATCACGCTTCAGCGATTGTTTTATGCGATGCAAGACGTCTGCACGACGGAAGAACGCTGTGAATGGGAAAACGACAGGATGTACAGCATCACGCAGCGACTCACAAGAACGGGTGGCGGAGGCGGAGTACCATCCGGCCTCGATGCAGGACTTGCTGCGATAGAAGAAGCCGAAGCGAAGCACAGGATGCGCCTCATGGAATACAAGAGGGAGCTGTCGCAGGCAGAAAGGATTCTTGGAGGCATCAGGAACCCCAATATGCGCACATTCGTCATGCTGATGTATGTGTTTATGCTGCCGGGTGAGGAGGTCAGAAAACGGCTCAACATGACGGAATATGGCTTCAAACGAGCGCGCAAGCTGATTGAACAAGCACATGACATGGCAAGCGCTGAATGGATCGACAAGTATGTTTTGACAGAAAATTTAGATTTGAACCCCAAAAACACTTGAATCACCGGTCTTGACATGCTATACTTGTAATATCGCAAGAGGTGGATGAAGGAGCAAGCTGAAAAGCCTGCTCCTTTTTGTTTGCCCTGAAAGAGAGGAGGCGGGAAATGTGGCGGTGTATTTGCATGTAGACACCAGTGATGCGCAGGCATTGATCGAGAAGATGAAAGCGGTGCATACGCAGAAGGAATTTGAACTTCTGATGTATCGTGCGTTCAGGCGAACCGGCGCGAAGGTGAAAACGATCCTTGCCACGGAAATCCCTAAATCCTACGAGGTAAATCCGAGCAGCGTACGCAGGACGGTAGGTGCTCCGCGAACCACGTTTGGCGGAGGCGCTGCGGTAAACTGCTGCATACCGATTGACGGCAAACGGCACAGCATCGGCGGCGAGTTTTCCGCCCGAGGCGGCGCGCGCGGCTGGAATGTAATCAAAGGCAGACGATATAAAATCACGGCCAGAATCATTCGAGGAACGACGAGCACACTGCCGGAAGAAATGAAAAACATCGGCGACGAACCGCCGTTCCGCAACTATTCTGCGCCGACCTTGAACCGCGTTGCATTTTCCCGCAAAGGCAAGGGCCGTCTGCCGATCCAGAAGATTGTCGGCATTGGCATCCCGCAGATGCCGATGAACCGCAGTAAGGACGATGTGCAGGATGAAATTGTGACTCACCTGATGGGACGAATTGAGCATGAGCATCGTTATCTGATCAACAGGTGCAGATGATATGGGTATTTCGATGACAAAAAAGGAGCTTGCAAGCATTGCAGGCTATTCATATAGGCAGCTTTACAACATTGACCGGGATTTGCCGGACAATGGGAAACTGTTCGTTGAGGGCGAGGGCGGCAAATACGACCTCGCTCTTTTTGTGCAGCGATGGGTTGAGTACAATGCGAACCGCGAGAAAAACGAAGCGGGAAGCCTTGACGACGCCAAACGCGAACATGAAATCATCAAAATGCGAAAGACCGAGCTGGAAGTCGCCAAGATGGAGGGTTCGCTGGTTGACGTTGATGATGTACGCAGGCTGTGGGGCAGCATAGCGGCCAATGTCATGCAAAAGATGATCCTGCTGCCCAGCAAGATTGCACCGCAAGTGATTGACATGAGCAGCATGCAGACTATTCAGGCGATCATTGACAAGGAAATCCGCGAGGTGCTCAACGAGATCGCAGATACGCCGCTGCCGGATACAGATGCGGCACAGGAAGGAGCGGAGGAGCCGGAGGAGGATTGAACGAGGAGGTGACTGCGCTTGACGCTTCATGAGCTGGTGCGGGACACCTACGAAATGTTCAGACCTCCGAAGCTGCAGACCGTTTCGGAATGGGCAGACGAGAACCGAGTGCTTGTTACCGAGAGTTCAGCAGAACCCGGCCAGTGGCGGACAGACAGAGCGCCTTATCAGCGCGAGATCATGGACGCATTCACGCAACCTGGCATTTGGAAAATTGCCATTCAGGCAAGCGCACAGGTTGGTAAAACGGAGCTGGAGCTGAACATGATGGGCCGCGCAATCGACCTTGACCCCGGCCCGATGCTATTTATCCAGCCGACAGACAACTTTGCAGAGGACTTTTCCAAGCGCCGCGTCGCCCCGATGATAAAAGCCTGTCCGGTATTGGCGCGCAAGGTCTACGAGGCCAAGAGCCGCGACGCCGGAAACACCATCGGCATGAAAACCTTCCCGGGCGGCAGCGTGACCTTCACCGGCGCAAACAGCCCGACCGAGCTGGCCGGACGCCCGGTGCGATATGAGTTTATGGACGAGATTGACCGCTTTCCGAAATCTGCCGGAAGTGAGGGCGACCCCTTGGAACTGGCTGAGAGACGAACGGAAACTTTCCGACACAATCGAAAGGTTGTGCAGACATCGACGCCAACGATCAAGGGGGCGAGCAATATTGAGAGGGCGTATAAATCAGGCACGCAGGAAGAGTGGCACACTCAATGCCCGCACTGCCAAGAATACAGCTACATCAAGTTTGACGACATCCGGTTTGAGAAGGAAGACTACAAGGACGATAACGGCGATAAGCAATACAGGATCAAGAGTGTAACATGGCGATGCCCGAGGTGCGGCGAAGAAACGGCTGAACACATCGCCAAGCGCAGCCCCGGCAGATGGGTGAAAATGAACCCGGAGGCAGAAACCGAGCTGGGTGTCCGTTCTTTCAAGCTGAACGCCTTTATGTCCCCTTGGAGCGATTGGAAGGACATTATCAGATCCTTCCTGAAAGCCAAGGACGATCCTGAACTCCTGAAGGTGTTTTATAATACGATGCTGGGCGAAACGTGGGAAGTGCGCGACCGCACGGGCGCGCCTGAGAAGCTGCATGCGCGGCGTGAGCATTATAACGCAGAGGTGCCAACCGGCGCGCTGGTACTCACGATGGGCATTGACACACAGGACAACCGCCTTGAATACGAAGTGGTTGGCTGGGGACGGGACGAAGAGAGCTGGGGCATATCGCGCGGCGTGATCCCCGGACGCGCGGATGCACCGGGCGTTTGGGAAGAAGTGGACGAGCTGCTGGATCGAGAATGGAAGATGGCAAACGGTATGAAGATGCGCATACTTGCTACTTTCATCGACTCCGGCGGTCACTTCACGCAGGATATATACCGCGAATGCGCCAAGCGGAACGCCAAGAGAATCTGGCCGATCAAGGGCGAAGGCGGCGAGGGGGTGCAGCTTGTGCGCCCGATGAAGAAAAATGCCGGTAAGGAAACGAGATTCATCATTGGCGTTGACGGCGGCAAGGATGCGATTATGTATGCGGCGACAGAGGTATTGAACCCCGGCCCCAAATATATGCACTTCCCCACCGATTACCGGCTGGGCTACGATATGGACTACTTCAGGGGACTTATCAGCGAGAAGCCGGTGATCCACCGCAGGGGCGGTAAGGGCGTTGTCGTGTGGGAGAAGGTATACGAGCGCAACGAGCCGCTTGACTGCCGTAACTACGCGAGGGCTGCTTATAAATATTTCAACTGGAACTTTGACAAGTACGAAAAATTCCTTTACGGCGACAACGAAGAAAAGCCGATTACTCAGCAGCAAGCCGAGAAGAAAAAGCGGAAGATTGTCATAAGCAAAGGAATTCAGGTGTAAGGAGGCGACTGAATGGCAGCGCATACGCTGGATGAAGCAAGGGAAATGCTTGCTTTGTGGAAAGAGTGCGAAAAGCAGCTTGCAAGCGGTACGGCAAAGAGATATCGCATCGGCACGCGCGAGTATGAGGCGGTCGATCTGCCGTATATCGTGAGCCGGATCAACTATTACGCAAATCAGGTTGCACAGCTCTCGGGAACGGCCAGAAAAAGCAGAGTGGTGCGGATTGTTCCGCGCGACCTGTAACTCCGAGGAGGGGATAAGAAATGCGGAAGATCAAGCCAAACCTGAGAGAGCGCGCATTATTCCTTATTAGCCCTGACATTGGTAATGCGGTATATGCACAGCGCGTAAAACGGGAGCGGACTGAAGAAAGCCGAGATCAGCCACACGGGCCGCAGATGGCGGCGACCGGCTACGGCAATCACGGAGCCAGCACGACGATTAACAGCATGATCGGCTGGCTGGCCGGAGGCGGCAGCGCAGAAGACGACATTGATCTGCACGGCGCGACGCTCAGAAAGCGCAGCCGAGACTTATACGCAGGCGGCGGTTTGGCGCGCAGCGGACCGGCGACGATGGTGACGAACGTGGTTGGCTGGGGCATTCAGCCCAAACCGAAGATCGACGGTGAAGCACTCGGAATGACGGACGAGGCGTGCGACGAATGGGAAAGGAACACGCTTCGGGAGTTCAACCTGTGGGCAGAATCGACCATGTGCGACGCTGAGAGGCAGAAGGACTTTTATACCTGTCAGGAATTGGCGTTTCGGAGTATGTTGGTCAGCGGAGATGTATTCGTGCTGTTTGGCATGAAAGAGAACCCGCTGACTCCGTATCAGACGACGATACGCATACTGGAAGCAGACCGCGTTTCAACGCCGGAGGGCAGCGAGGGCGAGAGCGAAAGCAAGGAGCAGGACAACGGCGGGCGCATAATCGACGGTGTTGAGATCGACAAGGAAGGTTCGGTCGTCCGGTATCACATTGCCAATCGCCATCCACTGCTGGGCGAAACGAGCATTCAGATTGAGTGGACTCCGATTGAGGCGATGGGCAAGGAAACGGGCATGCCCAACATCCTTCACATCATGACATGGGAACGCCCGGAGCAGCGGCGCGGAATTCCCTTTGTTTCCTCGCAGATCGAACAGATCAAGCAGCTCGACCGATACATTACTTCGGAGCTGGCGGCGAATGTTGTCGCGTCCATGCTGACGGGATTCCTTGAATCCGATGCAGACGATGGCGAACCAGCGATGGAAGATGCGATTGCCGAAGACGACAAGGTTACGGATGATGACTTGTCGCTTGAATTGGCTCCGGGCGCTTTTTATAATCTGCCGCCCGGGAAAAAGGTTGCCTCGATTAACCCGATCCGCAACAACAGCGCGTTTGAGAGCTTTGTGAGCGCACTTCAGACGATGATCGGCGCAGGCTATGAGATTCCCAAGGAAGTGCTGATCAAGAAGTATGACAGCAACTATACCGCTGCCAGAGGCGCAATGCTGGACTTCTGGAAATCGGTTCGCGTTTACCGAACGAGATTCAATAAGCAATTCAACAGGCCGATTTATGAGGCGTGGCTATCCGAAGCCGTTGCCACCGGACGCATTGAAGCGCCCGGTTTTTTTGATGATCCTGCGATCCGCAAGGCGTGGTGCGGATGTATGTGGATGGGCGTTTCGATGGGCCATGTCGATCCGCTGAAGGAGGTCACTGCGGCTGAAAAGAGGATCGCCAACAACATCAGCACGCAGGAGCAGGAAGCCGGCGAATACAACGGAAACGACTGGAATGCAGTCGTCCGTCAGAGGCGCAAGGAAATTGAGGCTATGAGCGACAGCGGCTCTGCTAAAAACACCAATGAGCCGGATGGAGCCAATAAGAGCGAAAAGAACAAGGAGGGAGAGAAGAAAAATGGACAATCCTGAACGGTTCGTGCTTCGGTACGACATGAACATGAGCGCGGACGGAGAACAGGCCGAGGTTATGGTGTACAGCCAGATCGTCAGTCGGAAGTGGCGGCAGGAAGACCCGGAAGTGACGGCGATTGACTTTGACAAGATTCTGAAGGACGCCAAAGCCAAGGGAGCCAAGAGACTGCACATGCGGATCAACAGTCCGGGCGGCAACGTATATCAGGCGGTTGCAATGCGCGCAATGCTGCTCAGAGGCGGCTTTGACGAAATCACTGCCACCATTGAAGGGCTGTGCGCCAGCGCAGCGACGCTGCTTACTTCCCTTCCGGGCATGAAGGTGGTTATTGCTGACGGCAGCAGTTTTATGATCCATAACCCGATGTGCGGCGTATACGGAACGAGCGCGGAAATGCTCCATGAAGCAGAACGCCTGCAGAAGATGGAGAAGGACTGCCACCGGATTTACGCGGAGCGCAGCGGCAAAACCGAGGACGAGATTAAGGACATGATGGACAAGGAGACGTGGATGACGGCAAAGGAAGCGGTCAAAAACGGCTTCTGTGATGAGGTACTGAAGGGCGCACAGGCTGTGGCCTGCGTGACCGAGGAACAGATGGAAGCGATGCAGCGGATGTATCGCAGCGTACCCGAAATGGCTGTGCAGCAGCCGGAAACACCCAGCGTCAGCACTGCGGGAGGAAGCTCCACCACTCCGGCCGCATCTGAAAATACATCCAATCAGGAGGAAAGCAATATGGAAATCAAGGACATTACCATGGATCAGCTTCGCGCGGAAAATCCCGAGCTGCTGAATCAGGCCATTGCGGCGGAACGCCAGCGCGTTCAGGACATCGACGATCTGACCCTGCCCGGTTATGAGCAGATGGCCGCCGAAGCCAAGAAGAACGGCACGAGCGCAATGGAATTTCAGAAGATGGTCGTCAAGGCCCAGCGCGAGAAGGGCAATGACTTCATGAAGAATCGCACCAAAGAAACCGGCGCATCCGCTAACGTCACGGGCGGCGCAAGCGACGACCATGACGGCAATGATGAAGCGGAAATGAAAGCGTTTCTGAAGGAAATGGCCGAGTATTCCGCTGAAGCACGCGCGGCCAGCGAAGGTATGTATTAAACCATAGAGGAGGAATGAGCCATGTATGCAACGATTGGCAAGTGGGAGCCGGATTATCTTCTTTCCGACCCCAGAGATTCGCAGGTGATCGCCATTGACTGTCTTCCGGGCAGCGGCGTGATCCAGCGCGGC